GGAACTGCCGGGCCGCCTTATAGGCCGAGGTGCGGGCAAGCTGGTAGATGTAGTTATACATCAGAAGCGTCTGGCCATCTTCGGTATCGGCGTGGAAGCTGCGGCTCTTGGTGGCGTACAGTTCGGCCACCGCGCCGGGATTGATCGAGTAGATCACCGACATATCGAAATCCTTGACGGTCGAATTGTCGGCGGCCAGCGGGGTCAGATCTTTCACTTCGACCGAAACGTCCTTGAAGGGGAACTTCAACACGTCCCCAACGATGGTCTGGTTGAAACTGCCCGAGGGCAATTCTTCCATCTGGATCGTCTTGTCGAAGCCGCGACGAACGCCGACTTCACCCGTTTCGATGCGGCTGCACGCGCCCAAAGCAAGGAGGGCTGGGAGGAACAGAATGATCTTCTTCATAAATACTCCGAGAAAGAAACCAACCGGCTACCGGTCGACTCGCTCTATCGACCATTAGTTGATTCGGGTCAAGGGTTGCATTCAACAAAAAGGTGATTTATCGTCCCAAGCGAAACATGGAGTGCCGGTTTTGAGTGTGCGTTTCCTGCGGTTAAGGGAGGTGGTGGCCATCTCGGGCTTTTCAAAGTCGGAGATCTACCGCCGCGTGGCCGACAAGCGATTCCCCGCCCCGCGCCCGTATCGCGACACCCCGAACAAACGGTTCTGGCTGTCCAGCGAGGTGGAAGCGTGGCAGCGGGCACAACTCAAGACGGTCGATGATTATGAGGATCTGGTGTCATGATTGTTGCGGGGACCGGTCACAGACCCGACAAGCTTGGTGGTTACGGCAGGATGGTCCGCGTGCGGCTCACTCAATTGGCTCGCGATGGTATAACCTCCGCAGGTGCGACTAGCGTTATCTCTGGCATGGCCCTTGGCTGGGATCAGGCCGTGGCAATGGCCGCATATTTGGAAGGCATTCCATTCGTAGCTGCGATTCCGTTCAAGGGTTTTGAGGGTCGCTGGCCACTCGAAGCCCAGAGTCGGTTTTGGTGGCTGGCCGACCGTGCGAAGGAGGTCCGGTTCCTTTCACCTTATGCTGGCAACAAAGCGCTCATGGATCGCAACAAGTGGATGGCCGACCGTGCCGATCTCGTGTTGGCCCTGTGGGATGGCAGCATTACAGGCGGGACTGCCAATACCGTAGCGTATTGCGAAAAGAAGAAGATTCCTATGCAGAACCTTTGGCCCCGGTGGGATCAGACCAATGCAGCAGAATGACCCACTCTATGCCTGTCATGGTAAGCAGGCATTCAAGACTTACAACGAGGGTAAGCGGGCCTTCGACAGAATTCGCAAATTCAACATACACGGGCGAGGCCATGCCGAACTATATCGTTGCCCGCACTGCCGGAACTGGCATCTTGGAGGTAGAAGGTAATCTGTATGGACGATTATTCCGACCTGATCGGCGGTGGCGACGAACCCGCTCCCAAGAAGAAACTCGGCAGGCCCAGTAAGGCCGACCTTGCGGCGCGGCAGGCCGCCAAGGAGGCCGAGGAAGCCCATCAGGAGGAACTGCGGTTGGCTGCCATCGGGCGCACGAAGCTGGACGAAAGCGACTTCCTGCTTCCCATGGGCACGAACCAGTTGCATCGCATCTTGCGGATCGACGTGCAGACGATCAAGAAGCGACTGGTCAACGTGAAACCCGCAGCTACGCTGGGCGCCAACCGGAACGTCTACTACTTCCACGAGGTGCTTCCATATCTCGTGAAGCCCAAGTGGACGGCGGAGCAGTTTGCTCGGTCGCTGAACAAGGCCGACCTGCCGCCCGAGATCAACAAGGCATTCTGGGACTCCCAGCGGTCGCGTATCAAATACAAGATCGAGTCACAGGAGGCGTGGGAAACCGAGGACGTTCTGCGGGTTTTCGGTGAGGTCTTTATGACGATCAAGGAAACCCTGACCGCCTCTATCGAAGAGATGCGCGTCAAGGCCAAGCTGACCGACGAACAGTCACGGATGTTCGAGGCAACGATTGACGAACTGCGCGACGAACTGCGCTCCAAACTGGTCGAGATGCCTACGAAATCCTCGACCACTTCGATGTTTGAGAAGCCATTGTTCGGTGTCAACGAGGACATTGAACCCGTAACGCCTGATTTTGACGATCTGGATGATGATTAATTTATGGCCATGTTGACCACCCGCGACCGAGCGCCGACATACCGAACGCTCGAAGACATGATCGTCGCAGCATCGGAAGCCGTGCGCCCTCCCGAACGGCTCACCGTGGCCGAGGCCGCCGCGAAATATGTGTTCATCAAAGAGAAGTCTTACTCTGGTCCGTGGAAGCCGGACAAGGTTCCGTACATGGTGGAACCGCAGGAGATCCTGACTTCGCTCGACCACACCGGCATGATTTTCGTCGGTCCGGCAAGAACCGGGAAGAGCCAGAGTTGGCTAAACTGGCTCGCGCACAGCGCACTTTGTGACCCTGCGGATATGATGCTCGTGCAAATGTCGCAGGCCCGTGCCCGCGAATTCAGTCTGTCCGATCTGGCGAAACTACTGCGTAACAGCCCGAAGATCCGCGAGAAACTGGTACCCGGTCGCCAGAACGATAACGTCTACGACAAGACGTTCCTATCGGGAATGCGTGCCACTATCGTCTACCCGTCGATCAACGAACTCTCCGGTAAAACGTCAGGTCGGAACTGGGCGATGGACTACGACCGTGTGGATGATGACATCGACGGCGAAGGTGACCTGTGGACATTGATGACCAAACGCTCGCAGACGCTCGGGCGCTACGCCATGAACGTCGCGGAGTCCTCCCCCGGTCGCCCTGTCACCGATGCGAAGTGGCTACCGGCGTCCCCGCATGAGGCGCCCCCGACGGGCGGAATCCTGTCCATCTACAACACGGGCGACCGCCGTCGTTGGTACTGGAAGTGCCCGCAGTGTGCCGGAAAGTTCGAACCCGACTTCCACCTGTTGAACTATCCGAAGTCCCGCGACCCCATGGAATCCGCAGAACAGGTTACGATGATCTGTCCGCACGACGGGTTCCCCATGACGCCCGACATGCAGTACGAACTGAATCTGGGTGGTAAGTGGATCGCAGACGGCCAGCAGTGGCTCGAAGACGACACAGTGGTCGGACAGGCCCGCCGCTCAAACATCGCGTCGTTCTGGCTCAAAGGCCCCGCAGCGGGGTTCATGACGTGGCCGGAACTTGTGCTTAAATACCTGAACGCCGTCGAGCAGTTCGAGCGCACGGGCGAGGAGACCGCCCTGAAGTCCACGACCAACGTGGACCAAGGGTTGCCCTACACCCCGAAGGCGCTGGAAGCCGGGAAGCTGCCGGAAGAACTGAAGGCTCGTGCGCGCCCGTACAACCGTCGAGGCACTGTGCCGCAGGGTGTCCGTTTCCTGATCACCACCATCGACGTGCAGGCCGGTGGTCGCCCGTCGTTCGTATGCCACACTTACGGGATCGCGCCGGTCCAGTTGGAGGGTGGCGCGTGGTCAGTAGACATCTACCACGTCGATATGTGGAAGATCGAGAAGTCGCGCCGCATCGATGACGACGGCCATCCGAAGCTGATCGACCCGGCTGCCTACAAGGAAGACTGGCACATCCTGATTGATGAGGTGATCGAGCGCACCTACGAACTGGACGACGACTCCGGGCGCCGGATGCGCGTAAAGATCGTGGCCTGCGACTCCGGTGGTGCGGCCAGCACGACAGCAGCCCGTCTGAATGCCGCGCTTGATGGTCCCACGGTCTCCGTGACATCGAATGCCTACGACTTTTGGCGCTTCCTCCGTGACGACCCGCGAGGTTATCACCAGCGCTTCCACCTGCTGAAAGGGGAACCGTCGCGCACGGCGCCGTCGCTGCACGTCACGTACCCCGATAGCCAGCAGAAGGACAGGTATGCGATTGCTCGCGGCGACGTGCCGGTCTGGGCGGTCAACTCGAACGTCGTGAAGGACCAAGCGTGGGCGCTAATCTCCCGCGACACGACGGGCGGCGCGGTGCAATACCCGGTCTGGTTCGAGGAAGACGGGCGCGAGGAAGACATCAACTGGCTCTACAAGCAGCTTACGGCGGAAGTCCGTTTGCCCGCTGGCTGGAAGAACACCGCCCGCCGCCGCAACGAAGCATTCGACCTTCTGGCCTACTGCGTGGCGTTCTTCCAGCATCCGCAGATCCGCCTGCCGATGATCCGGTGGGAGGCCGCGCCCAGTTGGGCCGCCGAGTGGGAGAAGAACGATATGGTGTTTGGCGGCAAACAGGACGCAGTGAAGCCCGACACCCCAGTGGTCGCGCCGCTGTCCATCTCGGACATCGCGAGTCAGTTCGGTTGATTGTTGTTGATTCAAACGCCGGTTGAATCTATGTCTGTGTGACGAATCACGTTTTTGTTGAAAGTCCCGAAGATGGCCGCATATTACAATGAGTTCGACCCGTATGCCGCACAGTGGCTTAGAAACTTGATCGCAGCGGGTCACATTGCATCCGGCGAAGTGGACGAGCGGAGTATTGCCGATGTCAGACCTGACGACCTACGAGGATTTAATCAGTGCCACTTCTTTGCCGGTATCGGAGTGTGGTCCCACGCCCTGCGCCAAGCAGGATGGTCCGATGATCGACCTGTCTGGACAGGATCTTGTCCCTGCCAGCCTTTCAGCGCGGCGGGCAAAGGAGATGGGTTTGCTGACGAGCGGCACCTATGGCCGCACTTCCACTGGCTTATCGAACAGTGCCGCCCTTCAGTCGTCCTTGGCGAGCAGGTTGCGAGCAAAGACGGACTGCAATGGCTTGATCTTGTATCGGCTGACTTGGAAGGATCGGGTTACGCCGTCGGGGCGAGCGATTTGTGCGCTGCGGGCTTCGGCGGCGCGCACATCCGACAGCGACTTTATTGGGTGGCCAACGCCAGCAACACGCGATTTCAAGGGGCAGAGTGGGGCAGGTCGGCAGGAGCGGAAGGGTTTCCCCTCCGACACGGTGCCCAACGCAGCAGCACTGGCAGGGTGGCCGACTCCCACCGTGGGGAACGCAACTGGCTCGCAGATGGCCAAGAACGCAAGTCCGACCGGTCGGAGACCCGACGGTTCGAAGGCGACCGTCAGCCTGAATGCTGTGAGCCAAATAGCGGGATGGCCGACACCGCTTACAGCGGACACATCCAAGGGTGGGAATGTGAGTCCAAGGCTGGGGGCAATGGCCCTGCCGGAAACCTTGGCACTCTTACGGAACAACCCCCAAGCCGCCAGACTTACGGTGGATGGGGAAATGCTGACTGGCTCTACTGCCGTGATGGAAAGTGGAGGCCAGTTGAACCCGGCACATTCCCGTTGGCTTATGCGGCTCCCTCCCGCGTGGGACGACTGCGCGCCTACGGAAACGGTCTCGACGCTGAAACGGCAACGCAGTTCTGTTCAGCAGTCCTTGCAAGCATCTGACACATACGACGATCTCATCGGCTGACAAATCACCATTCGCGTGATATACGCACGAACGGAAAGGAGTCCTTACGATGAACCCTCTTTCGATCACCCTCGCGGCGGTGGCTCTGCGCGCCAGCGTCACCCGCTACAGCTTGACCTTGCGCCTGAAAGCCCTGCGTCTCGCCTAATTGAAAACCTGACAACCGTTAGTTGACAGTCGATCAGAAATCTACTAACGGTTGCAGGTTCACCCGAGTCGTGATATTTCGACCGGGATGGCTGCGCTCCAAGAACAACTCATTGAAGCCCAAGCCGCCTACCACGATCTTCTGATCGGTAAGGCGGTGGCAGAGTTCCGCGATCAGAGCGGGGAAGTTGTTCGCTATACGCAGGCCGACCGCCGCGAGTTGAACGCATATATTTCTGACTTGAAAGCCCAGATTGCCGTTGCCGCTGGCACCGCGTCGATTGGCCCGCTGCGGGTCCGCTTCTGATGTCGGAA